CTATCTCCCCAACCACAACTAGTGTCTAATACTTTACGTGCGTTGTGCTTTTCATACAATGCCTTAGCCACATTAGGTTTGAATTGTGTAGCAGTATATGTACCAATACGAAATGCGCTACGGAAAGTGTTCTCGCAAACGTCACTCTTTCCCAATGTGCCTAGTCGCCAGAAGTGCCAATTCATATCGTCAAGTAACTTGCGGCTATGCCATATATCCCATGGACTGCTACATTGATTGCTTCCACATTTCATGCGATTTTCTTGTTGGAAGTAATTGCTTACGCTGTTGTATGTGTGTGATTTATCAATCACGCCCAAAGGCTTGTCTGTATATTTGTATTTGTAGTCTGCGCGTTCAAATACATCAGAAGGATTAGGATACTTATATTGATCTAACATACTAGTTTTAATGAACCTATCGAACAGTTCAATCATTTCTGTATGACCAATCTGCTTGCTAGGAAATGGTAGATTGTTAGATACGATATAATCTGTGAGACTATCCTTGATATCTCTTTTACCATATTGCTGTATGAAGTTGCGCCATTCACTATTAGGCACATGTGGTATACCGCGGCTATCTTGGTATTGTTTGAAATAATTAAGAATATCTGGTATGATCATCTTATGATTCTAACAGATATGTAGACGTTTGTAAAGTCACTTTGGATATATGTCTGGTTCATCTCTAGCACCTGCAGTGTGCCTTGATCCTACTTAAGCCATCGCTGTGCGACAAACCTTACACCAGAAGGTAGGGCGGCTGTGATTATTTATACTTTTTCTTATAGAACTCTTTTAACCAAGCCCATTCATATGACTTCTTGAGTTCTTCGATATCGCCTGTGACACTATCATAATACTCTACAGCATCTTGTGCGCCTTGTATACAATCTTGGGCAAAGTCACCTTCTGCTATAGTGAGCCATGCATTCAATCGTTGTTCCGCAACTTCACTATAATCACTCTTTAGTTTGATCACTTCACGGAAGGCTGTGCGCCAAGTACTGTATGGATCAGTGTTAAACGTAGCGACACCACTGAGCATGTCTATACTCTCATGTGGATCATCAAGCGTAAAGTCAAGACCCTTACCTGTGTTAGCAAGTGTTAGTTTCTTGTTATATGCGATCATCGCTTGGTGACCATATACAAGTTTATTCAATGGGTTAGTCGCATTAAAGATATAATGCTTGGGTATCTGCAATCTATCTGGTTGCCAGTTCCAGTCAAACTTGTTATTGACTTTGAGTTTAGCGAACACAGTGAACGCCCAAGGTGTCTCGCTTGCTTCTAATGCCGCATGATAACCTTGAACACGACCATCTACGCCGTCTACACGAACGACACGATTGCCTAGACCTTTAGTGACTGCTAATAAGTGTTCATAATTTTCGTCTGCGCACAATTCGCCGTTGCTGAGAAATACGATGTCAAGTGGTTTAGATTTACTTAACTTGCTAGCAGTCTTGATGTATGGATAATCGTAGAATTCTTTCTTAACGATATCCTTAGCCTCTCTAGGAACTATGATGCGACTTGCACCTGTGCTAGTAACAATGATGTTCTTGCTTTCATCGTCCCATAGGCTGATATGTTCTTGATCTGTTACTGTGATTTCCTCAGTCTGGAAGATAGCATATGGATAGTTGAATTCTACATCTAAGTTTCCTACATGCGTATCTGATTCTACACGGAACGAAGGAGCCGGGAATCTTGTAGTTTTCAATGCTGAATTGTAATTGACCTTAGGATATGATTGCAACTTCTCTAAGTTATCGATAATGTCCTTGGTCATGTTCACATCGATGAAGAAAGTATCACCGAACTTCTGAGCATTGCTTGGGAACACATGTAGATTATCCTTGCTGAAAGGATCAACGATATGACTGAAATCAAAATCAGTATAATCACAGATGCTAGAACATACCCATATGTGATGTTCTTTCTTAGCCGTGATAGAATCTGTCAGATTCTTGATGGTGTTGAGATATGATTTTTCATACTTCACTACATTCACTGCTTTACCTGAAGATTTTTCTAACAACTTGTCTTTGACTTCTTCTACGTTGTCGTTTCCATGATCAATCAAATATATGTCATATAGATTATTTGTTGCTCTAGCTCTACGATCCTTGACAAAGTTTAAATTCGTCAAATGTTCGATGATCTTGACATATTTGGTATCTTCGGCAAAAGTTAGTTTGTTGACCATGAATGTAGTACCCCAGTGATTCCACTGTGTACCGAAAACATGAACCATCTCTAACTGCCACTGGTTAGGATAATAGTTGAAGTTGAACGAACTATAATCTAATTCACTATTGAGTATCCAACATAAGTCAGTGTTTGATCTATTGATACAGCGGCTTATTGTATCTACCCAGCTGTTCAAGAAACGTGTCTTTTGAATGTTAGGATATTTTTCTTTGAGTGATTCAAATCTAGCTTGAGCCTCAGGATTTCCCCTATCAACAAAGAACATGTCGCTTGGTTTAAACAAGCTGGCTAGATATTCTTCGCTTGCTTCTTTATCTTTTTCAACGTAATCGTAGTCAGTATATCCCTGCAGGTACATGGGCGCTGATACAAAGTATGTCTGTGTTATCTCGGACTCGGGACTTCCAAACACATGCACATAACGTGCCTTTTCAATCTCAGGTCTCCAATTGAAATCAAACTTAGTGTAATCGATATTATCTCTGACAGCCCAGAATACTTCATTAGGATATTTGTTGATCAAGTCTACAAGAGTAGTCTCAATCACATGCTTAGTGACTTTTTGCTCTGCGGATTCAGTTGATTCTTCTTTGTAATCGTTACCACGGAATACACGCTGTAATCTAACTATCTCACCACTGTTGTTAGGTGTGACATATCTAGGTCCATCGTTATCATCGATCAAAGTACCGAACTGATAGATGTATGGTGGTGCTTCAGGGTGTGGTAACCAACTAAAGTCAAAGTCTTCGACATCAATGCCTTCAGGTATGACCCAGTTCTTTCTGTTTGGTTTAGTTCTTGCTTGTATGTTTTCTACATACTTGTTATCTTGCGCACTAGGAGTGATATACTTAGGACCACCGCGATTATTCCATACAGTAGCGAATTCATAGATATATGGAGGACTTAATGGATCAGGTCTCCAAGTGAAGTCGAAACTATCTGTGTCGATATAGTCAGGTATCACCCACTTATCCATCTCAGGCAATGTAGGTACTATGACATCCTGTATGTATTTGATTTCTGTAGCGCCTGGCACTACATATCTCAGTGTCGCTTCTACTTCAGCTTTGTTCCACTTATTACCAAACACATAGATGTAAGAAGGATCACCTGGATCCGGCACCCAGCTGTAATCAAACTTAGACTTATCTACTGGCACTAACTCTTGCCAGTTCTCTAATTTAGGCTTGAGTTTAGCTTTGATATCGCTGATATATTTGTAATCTGTAGCTCCTTCTATCTTGTATAAGATAGTAGGCATCTGTTCAGCATTGTAATGCTGATTGCCGAAAGCATATATGTAAGGTGGATCCTTGGGATTAGGTCTCCAGCTGAAATCAAATTCTTCTTCAACTATATCATGTAGTAGAGTCCATCTTCTTTTATCAGGTGCTACTTGTGCTACGATATTGTGAACATATTTTATCTCTGTCGCACCCGGTACCATGTATTCTACTGTAGGTTCTACCTCAGCCTTGTTCCACTGGTTACCAAACACATAGATATATGGAGGATCGTTAGGATGTGGTACCCAAGTAAAGTCAAATTTATCTTCAAGTATAGGTATCAAAAAGTCCCATGATTCTTTGTTGGGTAATGTCTTTGCCTTGATGAAGTCGATATACTTATAATGTTTAACCCCGGGCACTACGTACTTAGGACCTCCTCTATCATTCCATACAGTAGCGAATTCATAGATATATGGTTCTTCAGTGCTGTCAGGATGCCAGCTATAATCGATAGAAGTAGGATCTATGTTCTCAGGTACTTCCCAATTCTTTTTGTTAGGTAGTATGATCGCTTTCTGCACATCTCTACTGACATAAACAATCTTGCTTTCTTCAGTTGCTCCCGGAGCGACATATCTAGGTCCACCTGTCTTCTGCCACTGTGTACCGAACTGATAGATATAAGGAGTCTCTACAGTATTGTCAGGGTGCCAACTGAAATCAAATGTATCTAGGTCTAGACCATCAGGAATATCCCAGTTATCACCCTTAGGTAATATCTTAGCTCTAGTGCCTTCTACATATTTTATAGTAGTAGCGCCGGGCATTGCGAACTGAGGACCATCTGTCTTTTGCCACTGAGTACCAAATTGATAGATGAAGGGTCTTTCTGTAGTGTCTGGATGCCAGCTAAAATCAAAGTCAGATACATCTATATCTTCTGGAATCTTCCATCTAGGATCTTTAGCATTAGGAAGTGCTTTTGCTTTTGACCCTTGCATGTACTTAACTTCGCTGGCATTACCTACTGAGTATGAAGGTCCGCCTGTCTTCTGCCATTGTGTACCAAATCGATAGATGAAAGGAGGATCGTGTGGATCTGGTCTCCAGCTGAAATCAAAATCGCTTACATCTATGTTTTTAGGAACAGACCAGTTTCTTCTATCTTGTGCTAATTTCACGACCGGATGCTTCATATATTTTATATGAATAGCACCCTCTACCTTGTATTGTAGCGTAGGCATGACTTCTACGTTGTGATGCTGATTACCGAACACATAGATATACGGAGGATCCGATGCATCTGGATGCCAGCTATAGTCAAAGTCTTCGATCAATAGATCACCGACAACTTCAAAGTTACTTTTATCTTCTAACTTACGGACTTTCTTGCTGATGTACTTTGTTTCTGTAGCGCCGGGCACTACATAGCGAGGACCGCCGGTCTTTTGCCACTGAGTACCAAATTGATAGATATAGGGATCTTCATGCGGGTTAGGTACCCAGCTATAGTCGAATCCTGTATCATCAATGTTACTAGGTATTTCCCAGTTCTTCTTGCTAGCACCGATCGTTGCTTTTTTAGTATTGATATACTTTATGTGTGTAGTACCCTCTACTTTGTATTGTAGAGTAGGCATGATTTCAGCATTGTGATGTTGATTGCCAAACTGATAATTGTAGGGAGGATCAGTCTCGTCTGGATGCCATGTGTAATCAAAGTCTATTACCTCGACATCACCTATGACTTCAAACTTAGACTTATCTTCTAATCTTTTAACTTTTTGTTCGACATACTTAAACTCAGTAGCGTTCTCTACTACATAGCGAGGACCGCCTGACTTTTGATGTTGTGTTCCGCTTACATATATGTAAGGTGGGTCTTTGGGATTAGGAATCCAGCTGTAATCAAATTCAGAATCGTCTACGCCTTGAGGTATATCCCACTTAGATTTATTTTGAGCAAGTGTAGCCTTGACATTGTTTATAAACTTATTATGTAATGCTCCTGTCACTCTATAGATAACAGTAGGCATCATCTCAGCAGTATAATGCTGATTGCCGAACACATATACATAGGGAGGATCCGATGCATCTGGGTGCCATGAATAGTCAAAATCTTCGATTTCTACAGTTTCATCTGCTATCTCAAATTTAGATTTGTTAGGAAGTTTTGTAGCCTTTAATACATCTACAAACTTTATAGGTGAATACTCGTCTGCTCCTTTAGCTATATAACGAGGACCTCCCGACTTTTGATGCTGAGTCCCGAATTCATAAACATACGGCTTATCATCAGTGTCAGGTTGCCAGCTAAAGTCAAAACTATCTAAGTCTATGTCTTCAGGTATCTGCCATCTTGTGAAATCTATTTTTGCTTTTGCTACTAGATCAGGTACATACTTCTTGATAGTAGCATCAGGTGTAACATACGCAGGACCACCTTCTTTACCCCATTGTGTACCGAACTGATAGATATAACCTTCTTCAGTCGTGTCTGGATGCCAACTAAAATCAAAACTGTCTTGATCAATGTTATCAGGTATAATCCAAGATGAAAGATCAGGTAGTGCTTTAGCCTTTTGAAAATCAATGTACTTTACTTCTGTCGCACCTTCTACTACATATCTAGGTCCGCCTGTCTTCTGCCATTGTGTACCGAACTGATAGATATATGGAGGGTCAAAGGGATTAGGTACCCAACTAAAATCAAAACTGTTCACATCAGTATTGCTAGGTATTTCCCACTTATCGAAATTAGAAGCAAGAGTGCCCCAGCAATCGTGTACATATTTTATTTCTATCGCACCCGGCACAACATACTTCATTGTCGGCATGATCTCACAGTCATAATGCTGATTACCGAACACATATATGAATGGTTGATCATTATGATCAGGATACCATGTATAATCGAAATGTTCTAATTCGACACCTTCTACTTTTTGCCAGTAGGGATCGTGTGGTCTAGGCAATGCTCTAGCCTTCATACCTTCAATACATTTTACTTCTGATGTATCGGGACAAACATAT